GCGCAGCCACCCAGTCGGGCAAGCGGAGCGCCGCACGGCTGGGGGGCGAAGCCCAGGCGTCAGCCGCCCCCCATGGTAATCACGGGGATAACAAACCAAGCCGGAGCGCCACAGAATGACAAGGCCAGCGCGCAACGCCCTGGTGCTTGACGGCGACCAAATCAAACACCGATTGATGGCCGAAAGGTTTGCAACGCAAACCCCCGTCCACGTCGATTGGCTCCGCTTCACCATCCAGCGCCGATTTGTTCCAACGCCCAGCGTTGAAAACCTGTTTCCCATCCGCACCGATAACGTGTGGGATGAAAAAACCCGCGCCCAGCGTCTGGCCCAACTGATTGCCCAGACTGAGGACTGCGACACCACAGCAGCCACCCAAGCTTTCGAACTTGCGCAGCAAGTGTGCGAACACCTCGGCCCAGACTTCACCGTCCTCCCCGAAGCCCTCAAGGGCCATGACTTCTACCGCTTCCGCTGGTCAATCCAGCGTGAGGGCACCGAGTGCGGATGGGTCGGCTACCAAGCCAGCAGCAAAAACGCCCGCCAGCAAGCGCAAAACAACACGATTCACTGCAACCTGTACGGCGCTGCCTGCACCTTTGCCTCTCCCGGTTGGACAGATCGCATGGCCGATTTGATCGACCAGCACGAAGGAGACGTTACCCGCGCAGATCTCGCCCTCGACTTCTTCGACGGCATCCCCGGCGGCTTCGATTCCGTTGTGAATGACTACAAAACCGGAGCCTGTGACCACTACGGCAAGCGCCCCAAGTGCAACATGATCGGCGACTGGGTAAATGGCCATGGCCGTTCCTTCTACGTCGGCAACCGTGAAACCGGAAAGCAGACAAACGCCTACGAAAAAGGTGACCAACTCTATGGAGTTGAAGCCGGTTCCCTCTGGCACCGCGTCGAGCTGCGCTATGGAAACAAGCTGCGCGTGTTGCCCTCCGATCTTCTGCGCCGCCCTGCCGACTTCTTTGCAGGTGCCAGCGATTGGCACGCCTCCTTGCTGCTCAAAGCCGACCAAATCCCCCAGCCGGAACCCGTCAAGTGCAACGCACGCCTTCAAGCCCAAACCGTTGAAGCTGAAGTAACCCGAAACCTCCGTTGGGCCATCAACGTTGCCGCCCCAACTATTGCCGCCGCCTGGACACACCTCGGCGACGACTTCCTGAAGCTCGTCACCGGCCAAAAGCTCCCCGGTCGCCTCCAACGCTTCAAAGCCACCGAATTGTCCGCCGCCTTCGGCCGCGCCACCACCCGTTTCACAACCGCCGGGGAGGTTGCCCCCCTCCACGCCATGGCGGCTTAAACCAAGGGCACGAAAGACCAAACCATGCAATTTCCCATCGAAGTCACCGTCCACGCGGTCAAAGAATCCACCGGCGAAATGGAAGGCCGCACGTTCTCCAGCACCACATTCCACTGCGAAGTTGACCTCAAAGAAAACGGCGCGGGCCGTTCCATCGGTCGTGTCACCCGCCCTTTCAAGCTCGGCGATCACAAAGAGTTCGACAAGTGGGCACACCTGGGCAATTCCTTGCCCATCAAGGCCACCGGCATTTTCGAGATGGTCGCCACCCGCGACGACAAGTCGGAAATGAAGCTGGTCAGCATCACGCCCAGCCGTCCAGCCACTGTCCCCCAGCGTCCAGCCGCTGCCGCCTGACCATGGCCCGCCTCGTCATCCAGTCCAAAGCCACGGGGCGTTTTCTCGTCCCGGGCGATGACGGGCAGCCCGAGTGGTGCACCGACTTGAAACGCGTTGGCGGGGGTCTGGTGGATGACTTGGAACACGCCTTCCAAATCATTCACGACCACGCCGATTTCGACGATCAGCCCCAGGTCGTAGACCTCGACCGCCTCGGCTCCGTCAATGACTACTGAAGCGAGATTCCAGCGCGAAGCCCCAAGGCTTCCCGGTGCAATTTCGCGCCATTTCAATCAACCTTTTGAAAGTTCACCATGAACAAAGTCACCGCCCTGCGCCTTGCTGGTATCCCCGCTGCCGTCCTGGCCTCCATGGGTTCCGCTCACGCCGCCCTGCCCACCGAAGTGACCACCGCCATCAGCACCGCAGGTGCCGACATGGTTGCCGCCATCACCGCAATCATTGTTGCGTTCGTCGCGTTCTGGGGCCTGAAAAAACTGGCTTCGAAATTCGGCTGGGCCTAAACCCTCCCCGCGTGCCCCGGTTCGCTGGGCTGCACCTCCGGGGGGGCTTCGGCTCCCCCTTTTCTTTGAGGCGTCCCAATGGCTACGGTTTTCGTTCAGGCTTGCACCACCACCCCCAACACCGCCACCAACACCTACAGCGGCTGGTGTCCTGCTGCAAACCGCCGCGCCATCGCTGTGGATGACGTCGTCATCCAAGGCACCACCCTTGAGGTTCAAACCACCCCCGAACCCATTGACCCCACCCGCGTGGCCGACATGCAAGCCCTTTTCATCGCGTTTGTGGCCGTCCTCGTCAGCGTCTGGGGTTTGAAACAACTGCTCCGGCTGTTCACCAGCGACACCGAAAGGGATTGAAATGGTTTTGCCCCTCGAATACATGATTGCGCTCGGGTTCATGCTCATTTTGTGGGTGGCCTTCAAATGAAGCGCCTTTCCCTTGCTCTCGCCCTTTGTGGCCTCTCCGGTGCTGCCATGGCCCGTGGTGAGTTCGATTTTCAATTTGCGGGCACTGGCGGCATGGGTACCTACAACCCAGCGTCCACCCCTGCCTCCGGTGCTGGCCCCACCATCAAATACACCGCCAGCGGTCAGCCTTACCTCTCTGGTGGCAAAGCGATCACCCTCCCCGGCGCAAAAAACCCCATAACCCTTGCGCTGAAGTCGCCCATTACCCGTGCCGCTGCCGGTGCCACTGCCGCACGTTTCGCCGCTGCGATGACGCCCATCGGCACCATTTTGTTGCTGGCCGATCTGGCCGGGATGCTTGCTGACCAAGGCATGACCGACGTCAAAAAAACCGCAACTGGGTGGTCAGCTCAAAAGCGCAAAAGCGGCGGGTGTGATGCGACCCTTGGTGGTGTTTCCTTCTGTGCTGCTGGTGGCCCTCCCGCTGGTGTCGATCTTGGCTATTACTGTCTTGCCAGGACATACACCGTTGTCTATGGCAACACCACGCCACCAAGCGACACCTGTTATGAGTACGGCATTCCAACGGGCCAGCCCTCAATGGAAACCGTCAATCTCACGGAAAAGCAACTGGCCGACGCCATCGCCACCTCCAGCGGCTGGCCTTCTTCCAAAACCCTCGAAGACGCCCTGGCCCATCCCCAGGTGAACTTCGAAACCGGTTCCCGTCCTCAGGTGTCCGGCGCTCCAACGGTTGAAGGTCAACCCACCACGGAAACCAAAACGAACCCCGACGGCAGCACCACCACGACCACCCGGACCCCCACCATCAGCATCACCTACACCGGGCCAACAGTCACCACGACAACCACGACCACGACGACGACAACCAACACCGCGCCCGACGGCACCACCACCACCGACACCACGACCGACACCACGACAAACACTGAGCCCGAACCCGCTCCAGCCGATGAGCCCATTCCCGGCCTGTGTGAGCTTTTCCCCGACATCCTCGCTTGTAAAAAGTTGGAAGAGCCAGCTCCGGTTGAGATTCCCAAGCGTGACCAGGACATAACCCTCCAAAGCGGCCCCAGCTTTTCCGGTGGAGGTTGTCCTGCTGATGTGGTCGTTTCCGTTGGCGGTCAGCAAGTTACCGTGCTGTCCACTGCCCAGCCCTGCGACTGGATTTCGGCCTACATGAAACCCATCATCTTGTTGTTGGCGTCGATCTCTGCCGCGTTCATCGTCCTGCCAAGGGGGGGCGATTAAATGGGAGTCGGTGCTTTCCTGCTGGCCCTCGTCCAGCCCATCATCAGCCGCATATTGGTCGCCCTGGGCATGTCCATCGTGACCTTCACCGGCATGGCTGTGCTGATGGAGCAAGTTACCCAGGCAGTTCAAACCGCATGGGGTGGCCTCCCCGGTGCAATCCTCGGCCTCGCTGGCCTTGCCGGATTGGGTGAGGGCCTCTCCATCGTGTTCGGTGCCATCGCCACCCGCGTCCTGATTTGGCAGCTCACCAAGTCCACGCGCATGCTCATGAGCAACCCTCAATGATTACCCTCATCACTGGCAACCCCGGCGCGGGCAAAACCCTTTACGCCATTTCCAAGCTCCTGCGCGATCTGGTCGGTTCCACCGTCAAAAAGACCAACGACGACGGCACCACCACTGAAATCACGCGGCGCATCCTGACCAATATCAACGGCTTGCTTCTCGACCATGAAATGATTGGCCCCGACGAGGGCGGCGGTTTGGCCGATTGGCACAAGTGGTGCAAACCCGGTGATGTGATCTGCTACGACGAGGTTCAACGCTCCTGGACACCAAGGGCCAACGGCTCCAAGGTGCCCGAATACATCGCCATGCTTGAGACACATCGGCACATGGGCGTTGATTTCATCCTTCTGACGCAAAACCCCATGCTCATTGACCGCAA